AAAATTTAGTTGTAAGGTACGCTTGCCCGCTTTCTCATTCTGTGGTATAATCAACGCAAGGCAAGTTGTAATACCACAACACATTAAAGGCGTTCAGCGTTATGTTGAGCGTCTTTTTTGTTTTTATATTCCGGCTATGCCGGAATGATTGGTTTTGCTGTTCGCCAGCTGGAACAATCGCTTCACATCTTCGTAACAATCGCGGACGAGAATTAAGCCTTACGCAAAACTAACCTGCGCGCCTTGTTAGGTTAAGAAAGGAGATTTTTACGCATGGCTAAGTTCTATACGCTTTATGATGAGCAACCGCCAAAACCTCACGTTGAAATTACTCAGCCTTCGCTTGCTGACCAAACATTTGCTGAGGAATGTGATATTCATCACATTATAGCCAATTTTAATACAACTGGAATTGTTGATTCTGTTGGAGCACATGACCCGGCTACTTTGCAATATGGTGATACTACTCTTTTACCGGATTATGAAACAGCTTGCAACCTTGTTGCTAATGTTAATGCAGAGTTTGCAGACTTGCCTTCTAGCGTCCGTGCTGAATTTGGCAATGACCCACGAATGCTGCTTGATGCTCTAACATCTACTGACGCTAAAGTTGTATCTAGACTTGAAGAGTTAGGCCTTAAACCTAAAGCTATTGTAGATACTTCGGTAGAATCTGTCACTCCGGTAGCAGGAGAGAGTAATTTAGATCAAAAATAACTTATATGCTAATATTCACTTATGTAGAATAATAACCTTGTCACCTTGACCAGTTACCTACTTGATAGTAACTGGTCAAGGTGACACAAAATCAGAAAAGCCTTCAAAAATAAGCCTTTTATTTATTTTTAATTCCCTTCTGATTTGATAACAAAAATGCCGTTCTCGTGCTTTTTGGTCTTTTAATAATATTAAGGAGATTTTAAAAAAATGGCTCGCAATATTCGTGTTAACCAGTCGCATTTTGCGATGATTCCACAAGCTAATATTCGCCGTTCTGTCTTCGATAGAAGTCATGTTTATAAGACTACCTTTAACGAAGGCCAGCTTATTCCGTACTTTGTCGACGAAGTAATTCCAGGCGATACGTTCACTCTTAATCCTGTGGAGTTTTGCCGCTTGGCTACTCCGGTCGTTCCGTTCATGGATAACATTTACATTGAGAGTTTTTTCTTCTTTGTTCCGTCCCGCCTTGTATATGATAAGTGGGTTAATCTGTGCGGTGAGCAGGAGAACCCTGAAGATTCTACGGATTACCTTGTTCCTACTGTTCCCTTAACCGGCGATATGACAAATAAGCTCCCCGATTATATGGGTATTGCTTGCGCTTCCGGTACATTCAATAATGTTTCTGTTAATTGTTTGCCTTTCCGCTGCTACTGGACTATATGGAACGAGTGGTTCAGAGATGAGAACTTACAAAAATCTGTTAAGGTTAGTAAAGGCGAAACTAACACAGTGCTTGAACCTATGGGACAATCTACCTCTAATCCTACTTATGGTTTGCCGTCCGGCGTATCTAATTGGTATGACCCGGCTCCGCGTGGGAAAAGATATGACTATTTCACCGGCGCGTTACCGTGGCCACAAAAAGGCCCTTCTGTTGATTTGCCTTTAGGACAGACTGCTGTTTTAACCGGTACTGCTCCGGTTTCTGTTTCTCAATCTCCGTTTATGCTTAATAATTCTAATGTCATTTCTACCGGTAGTGGTAATTATGGCATTTCTACTGCTAATGGCGATACTTGGAATTCTGCTACTCTTAACGCTTCGGGTACTCTTTCCGATTGGTCTAATGTTTCTGTTGATTTGACGAGTGCTACTGCTATAACTATTAATTCGCTTCGTCAAGCGTTCATGCTCCAACGTTACTATGAGATTGATGCTCGTGGCGGTACACGTTATACTGAAAAACTTCAAGCTCACTTCGGTGTTACTAATCCCGACGCCCGCTTGCAACGTCCGGAGTTTCTCGGCTCTCATTCTAGCATGATGAATATTAATCCGGTCACTCAAACAAGCTCAACCGATTCCACTACTCCACAAGGTAATTTAGCTGCATATGGACTTAATGCCCAACGCTATCATGCTTTTACAAAGTCCTTTAGTGAATTTGGTTATGTTATCGGTTTGATTAATGTTCGTGCTGATTTAACTTATCAGCAAGGAGTTAATAAAATGTGGTTGCGTTCCGATGTGCTTGACTTTTACTGGCCGTCTTTTGCTCACTTAGGCGAACAGACTATACAAAATATTGAGATTTATTGCCAAGGAAATGAAGATGACAAGAAAGTTTTCGGCTATCAAGAACGCTATGCAGAGTATCGTTATAAGCCTTCTTTGATTACCGGTCAATTCCGTTCCACTTATAAAGAACCTTTAGACATTTGGCATTTGTCACAGAAATTTGCTACGCTGCCTACGCTTTCGGATGAGTTCATTCAAGACCATCCGCCTATTAGCCGTGTGGTTGCTGTTCCGTCTTATCCTCATTTTCTTTTAGATGTCAAATTTAATTTGAAATGTATAAGACCTATGCCTATGTATGGTATACCCGGTATGATGGGTCATTTCTAAAAAAGGAGTGATTTGTAATGTCATTTCTTGGTTCTGCTCTTGGAGCTGTTACTGGTGGCGTTTCATCTATCATTGGTGGTGCTCTCTCTAACTCTGCTGCTCGCCATGCTGCAACGGTAGCTAATCAGCGTAATGTATATAATTATCAGCATCGTTATCAATGGGCTATGGATGATATGCAAAAGGCTGGACTTAATCCTATGCTTGCTGCTACGCAAGGTATTGGTGGTTCTGTTAATGGTGCTTCTGCCCTCTCCTCTAATTATAATCTTGGTGAAGGTGTTACTGCTGGTATGTCTGCTCAGGCTGCTGGTAGCTCTGCTAAGGCTGCTCAGAAGCAGGCAAATACTGCAGAAGCTGTTGGCCAGGGTACTGTTAGAAAACTTGATTCTGACGTTGCTTTAAATGCTGCTTCTGCAAAGAATTTTGAAGCTGAAACTGCTGGCAAAACTATTGCTAATAAGTTAGCGCAGGATACATATAAAGATAATGTTGCTTTGTATAAACAAAATTTAGCTAATGCTCAAAAGCAAGGTGCTCTTATTGACGAACAGACAAAAAATGCTTTTTACCAGCGTGATGTCGTTATGCCAGCTCAAGCTAATATGATGATTGCTCAAGGAAACTCTGCTAATTCTTCTGCTGCATATAGTAATCAGCTTGCTCTTCAATCTAAAGAAGCTACTGACCGTGCTTCTATGCAAAATGAGATGCGTGGTAAATATGGCTTTGATACTGATTCTTCTATTGCTGGTGCTATTGGTGGTTCTTTCAGTAAGGCTCTTGATAAAGCTAAGAAAACTTTTTTTGGAAGGTGATTAATTATGTCTAACAAAACTACTGCTATTCTGACTTTCCTCGTTTCCACAGTAATTCCTTTTATTCAAGATGTTGTTGATTTTATCGACATGTTTCGTACCGGTAAATATAACCGTGAAGGCTCTGCAAGCCTTAAAGCTATTTCGCTTGCTATGCAGGACGACCTTGTTAATATGCAGAAAAGAGGTCAAGACGATGTAAATGGCTTTCGCCACGCGGCAGCATCTGCGCAGGAAGAAAAAAGCTACTCCCGCTTTTTGGGAAAAAATAATTAACCTTTTAACCCTTGGTATTTATTTAAGGAGTAAACGCCATGAAAAGAAGTAGAATTTCGCGCGGAAGCTCTCGCCGGAACTTTCGTAATCATGCCGTTCCGCGGCTTAAAAATCTTAAATCTCGTAACATGCGCGGCGGTATCCGCATGTAACAGAAAGTGTGTGTATTATGACTTGCCTTAACCCGATGTTTGCTAAACGCTCTGCTGTGCCTAACGCTAACGGCAAGTATGAGCTATCAAATTTTGTTGCTTATCGTCAGCTGTCCGGTAAATCTCTTGAATATGCCAAGGCTGAATTAGCTAATAATTATGCTGTTGTCGTTCCGTGCGGTCAATGCTTAGGCTGCCGTTTAGACAAGGCTAATGACTGGGCTATTCGTTGCGTCCATGAAGCAAAATTACATCTTCATAACTGCTTCATCACGCTGACCTATAATGATGATTGCCTTCCAGCAGACGGCTCTTTACATCGCGACCACTTACAACTTTTTTTTAAGAGATTACGTCGCTATTTAGATTATCATGACAATTCTAAGATACGTTTTTTGTGCTGCGGTGAGTATGGCGATCTTAATTGTAGGCCGCATTATCATATTCTGTGTTTTGGTTGGTTTCCTGCTGATGTTCGGAAAGTATCGGCGTTAACGGCTGGTTATAATCTTTTTCGTTCTCCCACGTTGGAGCGACTTTGGCCGTATGGTTTCAATACTGTTGGAGCTATCACTTTTGAATCTGCCCGCTATGTTGCTAAATATTCGCTTAAAAAGCAGACCGGTAAGAATGCCTGCATGTATGACGCTTTAGGCATTGCCCCGGAGTTTGTCGGCAGTTCTTTAAAGCCTGGTATAGGTGCTGATTATTTTGGCCTTTATTCTGAGGATATTTTTAAATTAGGCTTTGTTACAATTAACGGAGTAAAATATAAAATACCTCGCTATTATCAAACATTATTTGAGCGCAGCAACCCCGTTTGGTATAGTATATACAAGCAGCAAAAGGCCGAAAATGCAAAGGCTGCCGTTATCGATTGTAAAAGGTTGGAAGCTAAGGAAAAGATTATGAAGCACCGGCAGGAACAATTTGAGCGTGATTTTGCTATTTTAGGCTTGTAAAAAGTTGTAAAAAGTTGCAAAAAGTTGTTGACATTTGCTATTTCACATATTATAATATATATAGAAAGTGAGGTAAGCAATATGTTAAAAGATTACTATTATTCTTCATTCGTCGGTACTAAATGTACTTTGAAGCCTTCTACCATTAAGGCCGTTAATGATATTCTTCTTATGCAAGCCTGCTTTAGCACCTATGGTCGTTATCGTGCTTATTGTAAGCGCGTGCAATCTTCCGGTAAATGCTTTCTTTGGCATGGTTTCTATCATGTGGTTACTGACGAGTGTAAAAACAGGCTTTTATGTATTTTAAAAGCTGATTCTTTAAATGATGAGGTGGAATAATGAAACTTTATTGTATTTATGACCGTAAAGGCGAGCTTATGAACCCGCCTTTCGTGCAACAAAATAATGCTATGGCTATCCGTCAATTTCAAATCATGGTTAATCAGCCTTCTACTCCGGAGCGTTCCAATATTATCCATGATTATCATGAGGACTTCGTTCTTATGTATCTCGGTGAATTTAATGACAAAACGTGTGAATTTTCCCCACAAAATCCCACTTTGCTTTTGTCTACCGCCACAGAACTATTGACTTCCCCACCCCAGACTGCTAAAATTTAGTTGTAAGGTACGCTTGCCCGCTTTCTCATTCTGTGGTATAATCAAC